AAAGAGAAGCAGAAAAAGCTATAACCGAATTTATGAAACAATATAAGTAGGTAAAGAACATGAAACTAATATCAGAATTTGTCGAAAATGATATAAACTTTCTAATAGAAGCAGATAAAAAAACTGGAAAGAAAGATTATAGAATACAAGGCATATTCGCGCAAGCAGAAAAAAAGAATCGTAACGGTCGTATATATCCAATGCCAGTGATGGAAAAAGCACTGAATAAGTATAATACCGAGCAAGTAAGTAAGGGTAGAGCAGTTGGAGAACTTAACCACCCTGAAGGACCGACCGTTAATTTAGATAAGGTTTCTCACAAAATCGATAAACTTGATTTTCAAGGTGATGATATTGTGGGTGAGGCAACGATACTAGACACTCCTATGGGTCAAATTGTAAAAGGTTTACTTGATGGCAATGTCCAGTTCGGTGTATCGACTCGTGGTATGGGAAGTTTGAGCCAGCGTAATGACACAATGGTCGTAAATAGCGACTACATTCTTAATGCGGTAGATATCGTACAAGATCCATCTGCTCCTGGAGCTTTTGTTAATGGGATAATGGAAGGTGTTGAATGGGTTTGGAATAATGGCATTATAGAAGCGCAAACAATTGAAAAAATGGAGACTGAAATTAAAAAGGCTCCACGTGCTGATCTCTATGAGACACAGGTTCGTGAGTTCAAGAATTTCCTCTCGTTAATAAAATCAAAATAAGGAGTCAAAAATGACTGATAAAGAAAAAGTAGAAGATCAGGATGTAGAACTCCATGAAGACGAGAACGAAATCATGGATGAAGCACACGATCCCAAAAATGCTGAAGCTCAGTCTGTAGTTGCTATTGACAAAGCAGGTGATGCTACTGGAAGCGCCCCAAAGCGTAAAGGTGACAACACTAAGCAAGATCCAATGCCTAAAACTAAAGCAGGAATTATTGCTGCAATGGTTGGCAAAATGCAAGGTATGAACAAAGCAGATCTTTCTACTATGTTCAAAGGTGAGAGTTATGTAAGTAACGAAAACCAAATTGCTGAGGATCAAGATCAAGATGATAATCAAGTTCAAGTTGAAGTTGATTTCAAAGATGATCTTAAAGCACTTGTCAATGAAGAAGCTACACTGTCTGATGAATTCAAGCAGAAAGCAGAGACTATCTTTGAAGCTGCAATCAATACAAAAGTAAATGCAGAGATTGACAGACTAGAAGAGAAGTACAACGAAGAACTAGCCGAGGAAGTAAAAACTACTAAGGCTGAACTTGTAGAGAAGGTAGACAACTATTTAAACTACGTGGTTGAAAACTGGATGGAAGAAAATAAATTAGCTATTCAAAATGGTTTAAGAACTGAGATTGCTGAAGAATTCATGAATAAGATGAAAGATCTTTTCACTGAATCTTATATCACAGTGCCAGAAGAAAAAGTTGATTTAGTAGACGATTTAGCAGATCAAGTTGAAGAGTTAGAGGCAAGTGTTAACGAATCAACTTGAAGGTTACAAAAGAGAAGCTATCATAAGAGAAGCTACTAAAGACCTAGCCGAAACTCAAGTTGAAAAGCTAAAGTCACTAGCAGAAAACGTAGATTTCGACGATGAAGAAACTTTCACACAGAAAGTAGCTCAGTTGAAGGAATCATATTTTGCTAAGGCTGCAAAATCTCAGGATGATACAATTGATGAAGAAGAAGCTCCAGTAGTTACTGCTTCAGACTCAATGGCATCATACTTAAGTGCAATCAAAAAAACTAATGTTAAATAGGAGAGCAAGATATGAACGCAGTATCTTACGATAAGTTAATCGAAAAATGGTCTCCGGTTCTTGCTGAGGAATCAGCTGGTACTATTAAAGACCATCACAGAAAAGCTGTTACAGCTGCAGTGCTCGAAAATCAGGAAATCGCTTTAAGAGAAGAAGGAATGATTAACGAAGCCGCACCAACTAACGCAACTAGTACAGCCGCAAACTGGAATCCAGTATTAATCGCACTAGTCAGACGTGCTATGCCTAATCTAATGGCATATGACATCTGTGGTGTACAACCAATGTCAGGACCAACTGGTTTGATTTTTGCAATGAAGTCATTGTATAAAACAGCTAGAGCTGGTATAAGCGCTGGCGATGAAGCACTATTCAACGAAGCTCAGTCAGGTTACTCAGGTGACTCTGCTACTACAGCTCCTGCGGATGGATCAGGTCTTTCTGGTCATTCAGACGGTGACTTAGATAGTACAATTGCTGACTCGGCTGCTACTGTATTAGCAGGTGTTGGAATGGATACAGCTAACGCTGAAGGTTTAGGTTCAGGTGGATCTGGTCCTAATTCAGCATTTGCAGAAATGGGCTTCTCAATCGAGAAAGCAACTGTGACTGCAAAGTCAAGAGCTCTTAAAGCTGAATACAGTTTAGAACTTGCTCAAGATCTTAAAGCTATTCATGGCCTAGATGCTGAGACAGAATTGGCAAATATCTTGTCAACTGAAATCTTAGCTGAGATCAACAGAGAAGTTATCAGAACTGTTAACTCACAAGCTAAAATCGGAGCACTTCAAGCTAACACAGCTATTAACGGTATCTTCAACGTACAGACAGATGCTGATGGTAGATGGTCAGTAGAAAAATTCAAAGGGTTAATCCTTCAAATCGAAAGAGAAGCTAACGTAATTGCAAAAGAGACACGTAGAGGTAAAGGTAACTTTATGATCTGCTCATCTGACACTGCATCTGCATTAGCAGCTTCCGGTATGTTAGACTACACTCCTGCAATGTCAACTAACCTACAGGTAGATGACACAGGTAACACATTCGCTGGTGTATTAAACGGCAGAATGAGAGTCTACATTGACCCATATTCAACAACAGACTACATTACAGTAGGATATAAAGGTACAAATCCATATGATGCCGGTGTATTCTATTGTCCATATGTACCATTAACAATGGTCAGAGCTGTTGGTGAAGATACATTCCAACCAAAAATTGGTTTCAAAACCAGATATGGTATGGTATCAAACCCATTCGTGACTTCTGGTCCGCATAATGGACTAGCAACAGCTAGAACTAACCAGTACTATAGAAGTTTCAGAGTTGATAACATTCTAGGTGCATAAACCTTAATGGTTAAAAGTTAAGAGAGGAGTTTCGGCTCCTCTTTTTTCGTATAAATAGAATCATGGCATTAACTAATAACTTCAATTATCTACAACCAACTGGCTTTAAGCTAGTAATTGATAGAACTAATTATCCAAATCTAGAATTTTTTATTCAGGATTTTACTCACGCTGGTGTTATAATGAACACCGCAGATTTGCAATATAAGAAAATAGCTGCCATACCATTCATTGGCGATAAGTTAACGTACAACGAAATGTTGGCTAATATCATATTAGATGAAGATATGAAATCTTATAGAGAAATGCATAGCTGGATGAGAAGAGTACTAGATCAGGATATGACTACTCCGGTAGATAGATTTAAAGCAAAGGTTGAGCAACCACCTGCACAATCTGATATCACTTTATCTATACTATCGAGTTCCAATAATCCAGTCGTAAGAATTGTTTATAGAGATTGTATACCGGTTGCCCTAACTGACATACAATTTCAAGCTACATCTGGTGGCGATGCATTTCTTACATTTGGAGCATCATTTAGATTTACATACTTTGATATACTACATAAGACTTCTACGGGTGCAATGGTCGATTCAGATTCATTCTCTGTAGTTGGCAAGTTAACTAGTTAATATATAATACTATTGGAGAGATTATGATTGATTTGAAACAGATCCACGACATGTGGGCACAAGACTGCACTATTAATAATACACAATTAGACGAAACATCTAAACAAACACCAGCATTACATTCAAAATATTTACAGTATTGGTCAACCGCAAAGCTTGAACTAAAACGTGCAGAGTTCGAACAGAAAAAAGTTTTAAAAGACAAGTGGTTATATTATAATGGAAAAATGGATCAGAAGACTTTAGAAGAAAAAGGTTGGAATCCAGATCCTTTTGACGGATTAAAAGTATTAAAAGGTGAAATGGATTACTATTATGAAAGTGATCCAGAAATACAAAAGACCGAAGAAAGAATTCAATATTGGAAAACTGTAAATGACACACTAACAGAAATAATAGATAATTTAAAATGGCGACATCAAACAATATCGAACATAATCAAATGGAAACAATTCGAGTCAGGAAATTAAATCATTCAACTATACACTTAGCGTGTGATAGATCCGTAGGTGAAGAATTAAAAGAATTCTTTTCTTTCTATGTGCCCGGATATAGGTTTATGCCTGCATACCGTAATAGAATATGGGATGGAAAAATACGGCTGTATAACCAAATTACTGGTGAGATTTTAGCAGGATTATTTCCACAAGTATTAGCATTCGCAGAATCACGAGAGTATGAAGTTGAAATAGAAGACTCTGAATACGGAAATCCTAATGAAGGAAATGAAATTAACGTTGAATTTATGATGAAGTTTGTAGATGCGTTAAAGCTTCCATTTAAAATAAGAGACTATCAATTTGATGCTGTATGTCACGGCATACAAAGAAAAAATGCTATACTGCTTTCACCAACAGGTTCTGGTAAGTCACTTATAATATATGTGTTAATGCGTTATCTTTTATCTGCGTTCGAGGATAAAGATGTTTTAGTAATAGTACCAACTACTTCATTAGTTGAACAAATGTATAATGATTTTAAAGACTACGGCTATAACGTAGATAAACACTGTCATAGAATATATTCAGGTAAAGATAAAAATACGTCTAAAAGAATTGTAATAAGCACGTGGCAATCTATATACAAATTTCCTCAAGCTTGGTTTGAAAGATTTGGATCAGTGTTTGGTGACGAGTGTCACGGTTTTAAATCGAGATCATTAACATCTATTATGAATAAGTGTATTGAAGCTGAATACAGATTTGGTACAACAGGTACATTAGACGGTGCACAAACACACGAATTAGTATTACAGGGGTTGTTTGGTAAAATACATAGGGTTACTAGCACAAGGCAACTACAAGACGATGATACACTCGCTAAATTATTGATACGTAGAATAGTATTAGAATATAAAGAAGATGTAAGAAAAACCTTTGGAAAACAAAGTTATCAAGATGAACTACAATTTATTGTTGCAAACCAAGTACGTAATCGCTTTATTCGTAATTTAACTCTTGATCTTGAAGGTAATACACTTGTATTGTATAATTATGTAGAAAAACACGGTAAGCCTTTACACATACTAATAAAAGAAAAAGCTGATGAAAATCGCAAGATATTTTTTGTATCAGGTAATACAGCTGCAACAGACCGAGAAGCTATAAGAGCTATTGTGGAAAAACAAAAGAATTCTATAATAGTAGCATCACTTGGAACATTTAGCACTGGTATAAATATTAGGAATCTTCATAATATTGTGTTTGCTTCTCCATCGAAGTCACAGATAAGAGTCTTACAAAGTATTGGAAGAGGGTTGAGAAAAACTGATGATGGTAAAGCTACTACACTATATGATATTGTAGATGATATAAGCTGGAAATCACGAAAAAACTATGGAGTATTGCATGCAGACGAAAGACTTAGAATTTACGGTAGAGAAAAATTTACACATAAAACTTATAGAGTGGCGTTATGACCGACATAAAACAATTTAAATTAACAAATAACGATGAAATCATTTGTGAAATTGCTGCATGGCATGATGAAGAAACAGATGAAATTGTAATTAAAAAAGCTCTTAAAATTGTAAGTGTTGAAGATTACACACGTGGAATAAGATTTTTTGCATTAAGACCTTGGATAGCTTTTCAAGATAATCCAGACGAATTGCAATCATTAAATTCAACACATATTATAGTAACTTCCTCTCCTACAAAATCTATGTTAAAATACTTTAATGCATGTTTAAATGCAATAAAACAAGATCTAAAGAAACCCGGCGTACCACGTAAAGGAGTATGGGCTAATTTAGATGAAGTAAATCATGAAACTCGTGACTTAACTGATGACGAATTAGATGATTATCTCACAAGTAAATATGGAAGTATGATTGAAGATGAATTCCCAAAGGACTCTGCCGACAATAATGTTATTAAATTTAAGCCTAAAGACACAATGCATTAGTAGGGTATACTCCTCTTCCTCAGATATACTATCTTATTTTACCACATTTTTCAGCAAATGTACACCGTTATTTTCGCTTCTTAAAAGAAAAAATAGTATTGTACTTTTACGTAAAATTGGTGTATAATAGTACTATAAAATAAAGGATTAATTATGGCACGTAGAAAAAGCATACACTATGTTAACAACGCGCAATTTTCACAAGCAGTAGTTGACTATGTTGGATATTTAGAAGAATGTAGAAAACAGGAAATAGTTTTACCCAAAGTACCTGACTACATAGCACAATGTTTCTTAAGGATAGCCGAAGGGTTATCACATAAAGCAAACTTCATAAGATATACTTACCGAGAAGAAATGGTAATGGACGCAGTTGAAAACTGTTTAAAGGCTATATCAAATTATAATCTTGAAGCAGCAACGAGAACTGGTAAGCCAAATGCATTTGCATACTTTACACAGATAACTTGGTTTGCTTTCTTAAGAAGAATAACAAAAGAAAAGAAACAACAAGAAATTAAAATGAAATACTTAACGAAATCTGGAATTGAAAGCTTCATTGATGCAGGTACTGAACAAGGTGCAGTAGATGTAGCATCACACTTTGTAGATACTTTACGTGATAGAATACAAAGAGTAAGAAACACAGACAATGAAGTTAAAGAAATTGTTAAGAAAGAAAGAAAAAAAAGAAAAGCTAAAATAGCTGATTCTGATTTAAGTGAGTTCATGCAATGAAGGTAGGGATTACAGCTTCTACATTTGATTTATTACATGCTGGTCATGTTGAGATGTTGAGAGAAGCTAAAGATCAGTGTGAATATTTAATATGTGCTTTACAAATTGATCCTTCCATTGATAGAATGGAAAAAAATAAACCAGTTCAAACAATCGTTGAAAGATACACTCAACTCTCTGCAGTAAATTTTGTAGATGAAGTTATTCCATATATGTATGAAAGTGATCTCGTAGATATTCTTTCTATGAGAAATATAGATGTACGTATATTAGGTGAAGAATACAGAGAGAAAGACTTTACAGGTAGAGACATCTGTAAATTACGTGATATAGAATTGTACTTTAATAAAAGAGAACATAGATTTAGTACAAGTGATTTAAGAAAGAGAATAACAAATGAAAATAGCGGTGTTAAATGATACACATACGGGCATACGAAACTCATCAGAAGTTTTTTTAAATAATGCAGAAGAATTTTATAATAACGTATTCTTTCCGGAATGTGATAAACAAGGCATAACACAGATACTACATTTAGGCGATTATTATGATCACCGCAAGTTTGTTAATTTCAAAGCTCTTAATCATAATCGTAGAATATTTCTAGATCAACTACGTAAACGTGGTATGTCTATGGATATTATTCCAGGAAATCATGATACATTTTATAAGAATACGAATGAACTTAATTCTTTAAAAGAATGTTTAGGTCATTACATGAATGAAGTCCATATCGTTATGGAACCAACTGTAATGGAATACGATTCATTAAAGATAGGTTTAGTCCCTTGGATATGTCAAGATAACTACACACAATGCATGAACTTTATAAAAGAATGTAAAGCGGATTGGTTAGGAGCACATCTTGAATTGAATGGTTTTGAAATGATGAGAGGTTTGAAGAACACTCATGGTATGGACCCTAAATTATTTTCAAGATTTGAAATGGTATTGAGTGGTCACTATCATTGTGCATCACAAAAAGATAACATCTGGTATCTTGGTTCACAAATGGAATTCTTTTGGTCTGATGCTCATGATCCTAAGTACTTTCATATAATAGATACCGAAACAAGAAAAATAGAGAAGATAAGAAATAATCACACTTTATTTGAAAAAGTCCTTTACAATGATGAAGAAATAGATTATAATAGTTATAATAAAGATTTTACTAATAAATTTGTAAAAGTTGTTGTTATGAATAAAACCGATCCTTTTATGTTTGATAGGTTTATTGATAACATTCAGAACCAAAAGGTTTATGAATTAAAGATAGCAGAAAACTTTAATGAATTTATTGGTGCAAATGTTGATGATGAAAGCATGAATTTCGAAGATACAACTGAAATAGTTGATACGTATATAGATGCCGTAGACACAGACTTAGATAAAAATAAAATAAAAGCTGAAATGAGACAATTGATGACCGAGGCACAGGCACTAGAAATAGCATGATAATATTTAAAACTCTTCGTTATAAAAACTTCCTATCTTCAGGTAATACATTTACTGATGTCGATTTTACAAGAACTAAATCTACTTTAGTAGTAGGTCATAATGGTGCAGGTAAATCTACAATGCTAGATGCATTATCATTCGGTTTGTTTGGT